AAGGGTAGATCATCTTATAATGCGGAAACTGGTGGTAATCTGAAGCCGCCAGTAAAGTCGGGGGATAACCCTCGCAGAGCAAGTTTCTTGGCTCGCATGGGCAACAATGCTGGTGCAGAGTACAAAAATGGTGAACCAACAAGACTGCTTCTTTCGTCAAGGCAGTGGGGGAGTACCTCCAAGGCTGACGCAAAGGCAAAAGCTAAAGCTATATCCGCAAGGAACAAAGCAAAGGCTGGAAGCAGATGACATATTTAGAACTTGTAAACGATGTACTCATAAGGTTGCGTGAAACAACAGTCACAACTGTTTCTGAAACAACTTATTCAACGCTAATTGGCAAGTTTGTCAATGATGCCAAACGTCAGATTGAAGATGCTTTTTCTTGGAATGTTTTGGGTCAAACCATTACAGTTACCACAGCAGCATCTACATCATCTTATTCTTTAACAGGTGCTGGTCAGAAGTTTCAAGTGATGGATGTAATCAATACCACAAGTAATGTTGGTCTTACAAACATCAGTTTTGTGGACATGAACCGCAAGCTAAACTTTACTCCACTTGTTAATTCAATACCTACAGAATTTGCCTTTGATGGCGTTGATGGTAGCTATAACACTAAGGTAAATCTCTATCCAATACCTGATGGTGTTTACACAATCAAGTTTGCTTTGACAGTGCCACAGGCTACCCTATCATCAGATGCAACTGTTGTAGCTGTTCCTGACGTTTTGGTGGTTCAGAATGCCTATTCTCGTGCTTTGGTAGAACGTGGTGAAGATGGTGGTTTGTCATCATCTGAGGCATACCAGTTGTATAAATCTATGTTGTCTGATTACATTGCTTTAGAAGGCACTCGCTATCCTGAGAATCAGGAGTTTGTTGCGGTATGAGTCAACAAATACAAACCTTTAGCATCTCAGCCCCTGCACTTTATGGGCTGAATACGCAAGACTCACCTCTTGATCTTGCGGCTGGTTTTGCTTTGGTTGCGACAAATTGCATCATTGACCAATATGGTCGTATGGGCGCACGAAAAGGTTTCTCAAGAGTTAATTCTTCAAGCGGCAATCTAGGTGCTAATGACGTTAAGGTCATCCATGAGTTAGTTCAAGCTGATGGAACTTTGACTGTATTGTTTGCAGGAAACAACAAGTTGTTTAAACTTGGCGCAAGCAATGTTGTTACTGAGTTGACTTATGGCGGCGGCGGTACTGCTCCAACCATTACTAACAGTAATTGGCAGTGTGCATCCTTAAATGGCATTACTTACTTCTTTCAAACTGGTCATAATCCTCTTATCTATGACCCTGCTGTAAGTACTACAACATTTCGCAGAGTATCAGAGAAATCGGGTTATGTTGGTACTGTTCCTGATGCCAACATTGCAATCTCTGCTTTTGGTCGTTTATGGGTGGCAGATACAACAACAGATAACGCCACAGTCTTCTTCTCAGACTTGATTGCTGGTCATGTATGGTCTACAGGCACTTCTGGTAGTTTGAATGTCAACAATGTTTGGCCTAATGGGGCTGACCAAATTACTGGTTTAGCTGGTCACAATGGCTTCTTGTTTATCTTTGGTAAACGTCAGATTCTTGTTTACTCTGGGGCTACTGCACCATCGACAATGGTATTGAGTGATAGTGTTGGTGGCATTGGTTGTATTGCAAGAGACAGTATTCAGGTAACTAGCACTGATGTGCTTTTCTTGTCTAACTCTGGTGTTCGTTCTTTGATGAGAACAATTCAAGAGAAGTCTGCGCCTGAAAGAGACTTGTCTAAGAATATTCGTAATGACTTGATGTTAATTATTGCGGGTGAGACATTAACAAATATTAAGTCTATTTATTCAGAGCGTGAAGCGTTTTATTTATTGACTACACCATCTGCGGGTAGTTTATTTTGTTTTGATACCAAAACTTATTTGCCTGATGGTGCAGCAAGAGTAACAACTTGGGACTCTATAACACCAACTGCTTTCTTGTCTCGTAGAGATGGTACTTTGTACATTGGCAAGAATGGTTACATTGGTTTATATGACACTTATCAGGATCACCAATCTTCATATCGTCTGTTGTATTACACGAACCATGCAGACCTTGGTAATCAAAATCAGACTTCTATTTTAAAGAAATTGTCAATTGTAATTATTGGTGGCACAAATCAGACTGTTACCTTTAAATGGGGTTTTGACTTTAAAACGAACTATGTATCTGTCAACGCTATTATTCCATCGCAAGGCGAGGCTTACTACAACATTGCTGAGTATGGTGCTAATGCCACTGTAGTTGCACAATACTCTGATGGCGTTGCTCTACAAACATTATCTGTTTCTGCGTCAGGTTCAGGTAAGGTTGTGCAAACTGGCTATGAAACAGATATAAATGGCTCTGCGTTGTCTATCCAAAAGATTGAAATTCAAGCCAAAAATGGCAAAATAAGTTAAAGGAATAACAATGTCTAATTACACAAAATCAACCAACTTTGCCACTAAAGATGGTTTATCTTCTGGCAATGCTTTAAAGATTGTCAAAGGTACTGAGATTGATACTGAGTTCAACAATATTGCAACTGCTGTTGCAACCAAGGTTGATGATTTCTCTGCATCGGACATTACAGTCAACGGGGTAAAAATTGGTCGTGGTTTGACATCCACAGCCACCAACACTGCATTGGGAACTAGCACACTGGGCGCAATCACATCGGGAGCAGATTGCACTGCTGTTGGCGCATCTGCTTTAGCTGCAAACACAAGTGGGCTTAGAAATACAGCCGTTGGCTCACGAGCATTGATTACAAACACCACTGGCGTGAACAACGTAGCCGTTGGCGTAAGCGCATTAGAAACAAACTCAAGCGGCATTGGAAACAATGCCATTGGGCGCTCTGCGTTGTTTGACAACACGACAGGCGCACACAACATATCCATTGGAACTGTTTCGCTGAGTAATAATATAACGGGCAACTACAACGTGGCTTTTGGCTTGGATTCGCTGTTTACCAACACGAGTAGTTCAGGCAACATCGGCATCGGATTTGCAGCGCTGTACACAAGCAACTCAGGCACATCTAATGTTGGCATTGGCGGTAGTTCACTTTACAGCAACACATCGGGTTTCAACAACGTAGCCGTTGGCGCTGATGCTATGTTTACCAATACTACAGGCGATGGCTGCGTTGCTATTGGCTACAATGCTTCAAAACTAAACCTGAGTGCAAAAGAAAACGTAGCCGTTGGTTATGAGGCGTTGAGAACAAATTCAACAGGTAACTCTAACACTGCTGTGGGCTTTCAGTCTGGGTATGGAATAACGACTGGCTCTAGTAATACATATATTGGCTATGTTGCAACTCAATCAGGAGTAGCAGTTACAAATGAAGTTGTTGTTGGTGCAAGCATTACTGGTAAAGGTTCTAATACAGCATTTATTGGTGGTACATCTGGTGCTTATAATGGTGCAAATGCTAGTACATGGAATGTAACTTCTGATGTAAGAATTAAAAAGAATGTTGTATCTTTAGAATCAGGATTATCTGTAATTTCATCTTTAAGACCAGTAGAGTTTGATTACATTAAAGATGACAAACATGATATCGGTTTTATTGCTCAAGAATACAAAGAAGTTTTACCAGAACAAATAACTGAAGATTCAGATGGAATGTTATCTTTAACTCAAAATCTTGTACCTTATTTAGTAAAAGCCATTCAAGAACTTAAAGCCGAGTTAGACGCTTACAAAGCCAATCAAGAAAGCAAAACATGACAACCTTTACAACCACAATCCTTGTGATGAACACCATACAGCAACCTGACCCAAATTATGTTGTCAGTATGTTATGGGAACTCGTTGGTGTTGATAGCGGCTTTACATCATCCGTGCGTGGCATTACTCACTTTGACTCATCTGAGCAAGTTGGGGCTGTCACACCATACGATCAGCTAACACCTGAAATCGTTGTTGGCTGGATTTCTCCTCAAGATATGCTGAATGCCCAAGAATGCGTACAAGGTCAACTCAACTCCATGATTACGCCGCCTGTTACGCCTCAAAACACGCCATTGCCTTGGTAAACCTATGATTACTCACCACTTTTCTGATGGACTGTATGCAAAGGAAGCTAAGTTTCCTGCTGGTGTAGCCATCCTAAAGCACACCCATAACTTCAGTCACTTGTCTATTTTGGCTGAAGGTAAGGTTGCTGTGTTGCGTGGTGATGAGATTGATATTGTGACTGCTCCTGCTTGTTTAGAGATTAAGGCTGGATTGATTCACGGCGTTAAAGCAATTACTGATTGTGTTTGGTTTTGTATTCATGCCACAGACGAGAAAGACCCGTCTAAAGTGGATGAGATTTTGATTAAAGGGGATTGATATGCCTATTAGTGCAGTATTTAGTTTTTTAGGGGCGCAAGAGCAAGCGTCTGCTACTGAGTCGGCGGCAAACACATCTGCAGCGGCTCAACTTGAGGCTGCTAGATTAGCGGCTGAAGCGGCTAAGTTTCGCCCTGTTGGGGTCACTACACGCTTTGGTAGTTCTAACTTTCAAATGTCTCCTGAAGGCTACTTAACTGGTGCTGGCTATAACGTCAGTCCTGAGTTAAAAGCCTATCAAGATCGTTTGTCGGCTCTTACAGGTCGTGCTTTAACGCAAGCTGAAGGAGCGCAACAACAGTATCAGCCTTTGTCTCAGGCGGCTAGTGGGTTGTTTGGCTTGGGTCAGCAATACCTAGCACAGAGTCCCGAACAGGTTGCTTCTCAATACATGAGTAGACAACAGAATTTGCTTGCGCCTAGCCGTGAGAGACAGATGGCTCAGTTGCAGAACCAGTTGTTCCAACAAGGTCGTGGTGGACTGTCTGTAGGTGCTACAGGTATGCGCCCAAGTGGTGCGGCAGGATTAGGTGCTACTACACCTGAATTAGAAGCCTATTACAACGCTATGGCTCAACAGGATGCTCAGTTGGCGACACAGGCACAGG